CTCACGCTCTGGCAGCACTTCAAGATCAAGATGCGCCAGGACGAGGTGGAATCCATCTTCAACCTGGAGACCGACGTCTTTCCGGTGCTGCTGAACATGACGCGCCGGGGCATTCGCTTTGACCGCGAGCAGTGCGCCATGCTGATCGACCGCATGAAGGTGCGCGAGCACCAGCTGATGCAGGAGATGAAATCCCAGGTCGGCCAGAAGGTGGACGTCTGGGCTGCGCAATCGATTGCCACTGCCTTCGACAAGGTCGGCCTGCAGTACGAGAAGACCGCCAACGGCCTGCCCAGCTTCACCAAAGGCTTCCTGGATGGGTGTGCACACCCCCTGGCCAAGATGATCGTGGAGACCCGCGAGGTCAACAAGACGCACAGCACCTTCCTGCAACCGTACATGGACTTCAGCGCCAAGACCGGGCGCATCCACCCGCACGTCAACCAGATGCGCTCAGATGACGGCGGCACGGTCACCGGGCGCCTGTCCATGGCCAACCCCAACCTGCAGCAAGTCCCGGCCCGCCACGAGATCATCGGCCCGATGGTCCGCAGCCTGTTCCTGCCCGAGCAGGGCCAGCTGTGGGCGGCCAACGACTTCTCCTCCCAGGAGCCGCGCCTGCTGGTGCACTATGCAAGCCTCCTGGACCTGCCAGGCTCCGAGGTGATGGTGGATGCCTACAACACCGATCCCAACACCGACTTCCACCAGATGGTTGCCGACATGGCCGGGATCAAGCGCAAGGCGGCCAAGACCATTGGCCTGGGCCTGATGTACGGTATGGGCAAAAACAAGCTCGCTGCGCAGCTGGATTTGAGCCTGGACGAGGCCAGTGAGCTGATCGACAAGTTCCACAAGAACGTCCCCTTCCTCAAGGGCACCGTCAACGCGGTGATGAAACGCATCGAGCACCCCGCCTCGGGCGGCGCGATCCGAACCCTGCTGGGCCGCAAATGCCGCTTTCCGCTGTGGGAGCCGATGGAGTGGGGCGTGAACAAGGCGCTGCCGCGTGAGCAGGCCGTCATGGAATACGGCCAACGGATCAAGCGTGCGGGCACCTACAAGGGCCTGAACCGGCTCATCCAGGGGTCAGCCGCCGACCAGACCAAAGCGGCCATGGTGGCCTTGGCAAAGGCCGGGATTGACCCTATCCTTCAGGTTCACGACGAAGTTGCCCTGTCAGTCGACAGCCGCGAGGTTGCCGAAGAGGCCTCCAGGATCATGGCGACTGCCGTCAACCTTCAAGTGCCCAGCCGATGCGACGTGGAGGTGGGCCCAAGCTGGGGAGAAGCAAAGTGAGAGTTTCGATCTGCAAGAACAAGCTGGAAGTCGTCCTGGAAGAGGGCGACGAGAGTGCCTCTTGCAGGCAGCTCTTTCAGGCCATCATGCGCCACGTCTCGACGTGGCTGCATTGGCGCACAGGCGTTTAAGTTGTCAATCGCCTGATTTTGTGTTTACAATCCGACCATCATGAAAAGCGCCGCTTTGCCTCGACCAACCTCCCTGGGTGTAGCTCAGGTAGGAGAGCGCATGTCTCGGGCACATGAGGCCGCTGGTGCAAGTCCAGCCACCCAGACCAAATAAAGAAACGGCCCCTCGGGGCCGTTTTTACTGGAACCAGCGCTTGATTCGCTGCCAGATCGTCAGATCCTTTGGCGTGTCTGCAAACAGATCAAGCTGCACGATAGTGAAGACGTATTCGCCCTTACCGCGCCCCGGCTCCAGGCGGGCGTCCAGCTGCTGCTTGGAAGCCAGGTACAGGCCCGCTCTGCGCACCACCGAGGACGGCAGGCCCGTCCAGGCAGCGAGCTCCGACGTGCGTGCCTGGAAATGATGCGCCCTCAACGTATTGAGGACCATCTCCCGAGCGTGCTCGGGCTTTATGCGTGTCGTGTTCATTTCGCTTCATCCTCCTCGGATGCAATCACATCGATCAGATCTTCAGGCATGCGGTAGCCCGCTTCCTTGAGCATCTTGAGAATCTCCACCATCTCATCGCGGTGGTAGTTGTAGAAGGACCTGCCGTCATGCGGCAGGCCTATCGGCTCGAGAGTCGTCGTCTGCACCCATGCCTGCTGCGCCTTCAAGAGCGCACTGACTTCGTCTACCGGGCGCTCCCAAAACTTCTGCGGCAGCTCAGGGCAGGGCACGTCAGAGACGCGCCTGCTCTTAGCGACATGGCAGGTATAGCCTCCGCCCGCGTCCGCATACAGGTAGATGTCGCAGCTGTGGTTCATGCTGCTCCAGCGGGCATAGGCCATTACTTGTCCTTCTTTTGAGCACGATACTCTTCGGCCAAGCGCCGTAGCAGCGACGTTGTGCGGTCATACTCCACTTCTGTCAGACAACCGCCTGTCCCTGTGCCCAATACGTCTCGCATATCTCGTAGGAAACGATCCGCTCGTGTGTCGCCCTCTAGCGCACGCCATGCACGTCCAATTGCATGTGCGACGCCAACAATGATGATGCCCCAGAAGACCACATTAAGAATGGCTGCGCCAAACTTCAGCCACATCCAAAGCATTGTCAGTGAGCTTGCCTCGTGGCCAACACTTTGCAGCGTTTCCAGAATAAGTTTCAATTGTTCGATGTCCATGATTGCTCCTTAAAACCACCCAAACCAGATGCCCGTGCCGTGGATCCAGCCAATCGGGAAGAAGATGGCGCCTGCCAACAAGAACAGCCAGGAAGCTGTCTGGATGCAAGTGACCACATGCGTGAACCACGCGCCAATGACCCAGATGACCAGGCCGATGCCAAGAAGGTTGCTCATAGATCGATTCCTTGATTGAGTGATTCCAGACGACGGACCTGCTCCGCCAACATGCTGTTAAACGAGCTGAGCTGATGCGTCATAGCCGACCCCGACGAGATATCCATGCCGCGGGAGGACACTGTTTCGGGTGAGGGAATGTTGATGAAGGACAAACGCTCATTGAGCATGTCGATCACCGTGTGGAGGGCGCTGAGGTTTTTCTCCATTTGCTGCAGCTCGCGCTGAACACCGCTCTGGCGCTTTTGCTCGGCGTACAGACCCTGGCCTCCCGAAATTGCGTTGCCGTAGCCTGCTTGGGCTTGCAGGCGATCCGCGTACCTTTCCTGGGATTGAATGTCCTGGTAGTTCATCGCACATTCCCCTCAAGACGGTCGGCCACCAGCTTTGAGTAGCCTGCAATATCGGTCCAGTGGTCCACCTTGTCGGGGTTGCCATTGATGATGCGGCCCAGCTTGTGGATGATCATGTCGATCGCCTCGCGCTGATCAAAAGCCAGCTGCGTGCCCCGCACCTCGATGTAGTTGTGCACCAAGCGCTTGAGCATCTGCATGATCTCTGCGCCTTCGATGAACTTGCCGTAGTCCTTGGCCCGGTCGTTGAGCACGGAATCGACGCTGGTCACCGTGACCGTGTTCATGGCTTTGTCAATTGCTTCCTTGGTCGCGACCTCAGCCGGATGGTCAGGGATGTCCTTGATCGAGACCCCAAACGCGGCGTCCAGGCTCTCCGGTGTGTCCTCTTGTCGAACGCGCTTGCGGATACCGTAGACCTGCGACAGGGCCATATTGAACTCCCCTGCCACCTTGGCAACGGGAGCATCCGGGTGTTTTCGAAGGTACTCCATGACCTTCAGGGTTCGTACTGCGATTGGCTTAGCCATTTCCATTCTCCTTATAAGAGTGCTTCTTCCGCATCTTCCAGCGGATCGTGTTGCGGGGCCTTGGACTGCTTGGGGAACCTCTTCGGGTCCAAACGCTCAAAGGGCCACCAAGCCTTGAGCTCCTCTTGTGATAACGGTGTCAGGTCATTCATTTGTCCTGCCTCGGATTTCTTTTTCGACATTCTTTTTCTCCACAATCAAACGGGCTTTCTTCTGGCGCACAAAAAGCTCAACCAGATCAATTGCTTTCTCCAGTTCTGATACAGTACATGCATCCAACTGAGCGTCATGGATTTCCATCGCCAAGTTGAATTTGGTGAGATCGGGTCCGCGCAAAATAAACTTGCCAGTTTCCGCGCCGCGGCGTCCCAATTCCAACAGCGCGTCCTGCGCGGCCCGAATCTCGTCCTTGTACTCATCACCAATGCGCAAGATGGCCAGCGCCTCAGTGATGTTGAATGCAGCAATCAAGATGTCGATGTCGTCTCGCGTGGCCTCACCACGGCGAACCGATTCCAAAGCTGCATGGTTTTTGATCTTGAGCGTCGTTCCAGGGCCAATAGAGCCTACCCGCTTCATGCCAGACAACACATGATTGACAGTGTCAAAGATCACGCCCTTTGGTCTGTACTTGCTACGCTTGCGCACTGATCTCTCCTTTCTTGAGTGAAGACAGTTTACACCGGTTACGCAACCAGTGCAACTGTCTTTTTGAAATTATTTTTTCGCGTCTTCCTCTTGCTCTTCACGAAGGAGATCATCCAGGTTCTTTCGCATGTTCAGCACCATGGCCATGAGCTCATTGATGGACGCCTTGAGCTTGTCCTGGCGCTCCCTGCGCGTCTCGCGCCAAAAGGCCGTGGACATCTCAATGTTGCCCATGCGCACCTCCAGCACCACCAGGGGCCCCTCGCCGCTCTCATCGAGCTCCGGGTCGTATTCCAGACCGTCCTTGCGGACCATGTAGACGACACGGTCGTAGAGGTCAGAGGCAGTTTGCGCCAGGTACTCGTCGCGCTCTCTGCGGATGTCGTTCAACTCGATCGGCGGGATCATGACCTCGGCCAGCGCCCCCATCTCTTCGATCTTGACGATCACGTATTCTTCAATCTTCTGCATACCGAACCTTCCTTTCTGCCTGCTCAATCGCATCGCGGCGAATCTTGCCCTTGATGACAGGGGCATCAACCGCGCCATAGATGTCTTCGTAGGTGACCCGATGACCGCGGACCGCGGCTTCAAAGATCAGCTTCTTGGCCACGTCCGGCGGCACCGTCTGGTACTTGATCTCGTAGTGGCCCACGTTGCCCTGGGTGCAGCCGAGCATGTCGGCGAAGGCCTGTTGGGTCATGCCCATCCTCAATCGGATTTCCTTAATCCCGTTTTCCATTCTCTACTCCTGTCAGTCGCGCCTTCTTGGCGCTTTTCACGTCGATGTACTTTTTGCCAGTGCTCTTCAAGATGAAGAAGTAGTTGTCGTCGCGCCTGATCTCGTCGACGATCTCGCCTTCAGAGGTCACCAGCACGTAGTGCGTCTCGCTCCACTCTTTCCACTTCATTTCACGTTCTCCGGACGCGGGCTCGCTGGGCGCGCTGCGCTGTAGATGGTGAACTGCTTTTTCTTGTCGGTGCCTGCGCCCGCGTTCTGGATCGTAGAGGACTGCGACAGCTTCCACTCCTTGGTGTTGGTGATGCTGCTCGGACTGCCACTCTTCCAGGACGTAAACGCATTGCCCTGGCTCTTGACGATCTTGGTTCCTGGCCAATAAATACTCATCGCTTCATCCCCCGCACGAAACAGGCAAAGCTCGCCACGGTGTCTGCACCAAAGGCACCGGTGAACCCTTCAAGGGCCACGGCCACCTCTTCCAAAACCCTGTTGCGGTCCATCTCCACCAGGTTTGTCGGATCCTGGAGCATGGCCTTTAACCGCCGCTCGAGGTCTTCGAATTCTTCGTCTTCGGTCATGACTGCCTCGCTTTCAGCATGGCGTCGGCCATCATGTAGGCTTCATATGAAAAATCAGAGCCGATTTGCACGTCCGGACGCGAAACGATGGCCTGCATCGCCTTGGCCGCGAAGTAGTCGCGCAGGGTCATGCCTTCGTGGTAGCCAGTGCTCATCGGCACGACCTTCTGCCAGTTGTTGGTGGGGTAGGCGGGACCGCCGGTGTTGTCGCGCAATAGGGTATCGGGCACGTCAATTTCTACCTGTTTCAGTGCGCTCGGATTTAAATCATCCGGGATGTGCGAAATTGACTTCAGGCTTATTCCATCGTCGCTCATGAGTTGTCCCCATTGACAGCGATGTCCTTGAGCTGCTCAGCTTGGCGCATCATGAACAGCAAGCGGGCATACATGTCCGCACCGGTGTTCCTCATGTACTCCTTCATGTCCATCACATCAGGCAGTGCCTTCTCCGGCACGTTCACCTCGATCAAGCAACCGCGCTGCTCCATCGTGATCTTCAAGACAGGAATGTCATCGTGGTCAGGGTGGGTGGTTTTCAAATCAGTCATTTCTTTCTCCTTGCAATTAGGGCGCCGTCACGAATCTCCATGCCGAGCGCCAGTTTCAACAAATCAATCCAAGTGAGCTCTACTTCGTCACTTCGAAATCCATGTGGGGTCCACTTCATCGCTCTTCCTCCAGGTAAGAATCAGGAATGTAAATACAGGCAGCGTCCCCAGGGCCCTGCACGCGCACGTAGCTCTGACCACGGGGATTGTGCGTCTGCTCAGGATGCGCAGCCCACCTGCGACAGTTCTCGCACCGCGGACCGGGGACCGTGGGCTGGCAGCGGGTGTAATCGTAAGGCAGTGGTCTCATGGGTTCCCCCTTGCTCGGATGGCGGCTGCGGCACGATTGAGTGCTTCAAACTCTTCTAACTGCGCCTCAAGCTCTACACACACTTTTGCACACGCCTCGCGCTCTGCTGCGACCATCTTCTCGCACATCAGCGACCAGCTTGCGTTAGCACGGCGGTTGGCTTCCTCTGTAGCTGCTGCGGCGACAAGGGCGGCAAACTTATAAATCTGCGATTCCTGCAGAAAGCTGTGGTAAACGACGGGTTCTTTATCGGGGATTAGCCCCGCCGCCCACGCCATGGCTTTGATGTCTTCTCTGTTCATAGTCACTTCCACAAAAGACAGGCCATCAGGTTGGCGTTAGGAAACATCTCCTCGCACTGCCATACACGAAGGTAGATTGCACCAACGATCATGACGGCAAAGATTGCGTAAACAAAAATTCTGTCCATGTCAGGCTCCGTTCTTCTCGCGCAGCTTGGCTTCTTTTTCCCATCGCTCCCAGCATTCAGTGCAAGCCCATTCACCGCCTTCATCTGGGGTTGGATGCCGTTGTTCGTTGTATGGCTGACCACAAAAGTCGCAGGACTCAGGGATGCCGCCACGCAACTCGGCAATCAGTTGCAACATGTTCATTTGCTTTCTCCAATGTTCTTCTCGCGCAGCTTGGCTTCGATGGCGCGGGCAAACTTGTAGCTGTCGGTGTCTCCGCAATCGTTTAGCAGTTCAAGTTCCTCATCCGTCAGCCCAACCCATTGCTGCTGTGCTGCGGCTTTCAGTCGTGCGTTCTCATTCGTCAGTCGCGCAATCTCTGTCCGCAGTTCACACATTGCGTCCATGTTTTCGTGCGGGTGGCTACGGTGGCACCCTTTTTCAAGCTCCTGCACAGGTGCTGCGGGTGCAGGTGTTAAGTCTTGCTTAATAGCTGCGGGTGGGGTGGTGTAAAGGGGCGTGCTTTTGGAATATGTTGGCTGACACCAAGACAGTTGTTCTTCGCCATCAGGATTAACAATAAACGCCACCGGCTCCTGCTTGCCTGCTTGCTCGATGGCGGTGCGGAGGGCGGTGATGGGTTTGCTGTGGTCAAGCGATCCAAGGTAGTTGTCGCTGGCCTCCAGATATTCCAATGCCAGCTTCATTGCGGTGATGCTCATAGGTTTGACCCTCCACGGCGCTCGGCGCACGGCCATGCACTCTTGAGCACCCGATTAATGATGGAATCCGCCGACATATGCCGAGTGGCTGGGTACGTCTCCAAATACTGCTTGGTCATGTCATACACCTGCCCCGCCGTCATGTTCGTCGGGGGACAGTACGTCACCCCCATCAACGTATCCGCAACCCCAGTTACATACCCAATCGCATTCATCTGCTGCCCATGCCCACTGTTCATGTCAGACAGCAACTTGTTGCCATCCTTGAACTCCGCATGCGCAAGAAAGGTGAGACACGGCCCGAGGGCCAGGATCAAAAGTCGCTTCATAAGGCCCTCGCTTCATAACTATGGTGGATGTAGCCAAATTCGATTCGGCCTACCCACATTTGGTTGATCCAAACTACTTTGCCACTCTTGAGTCGGCGCTGATGGCCGCGCCGGATGTGCCGCCTGGGGCTGGCGTGTGAGCGACCCGTCGGGGCACTCGATTCAGGGACCACGTGCTTTGCCGTGACGTCAATGACCTTCCACTCAAAGATCGGCTTCTTGCCCTTGCGGATGCGCTTTTCGTTGGTCGGATGTGCTTTGGGCTCATACGCCATGGTCATGTTTTTATCCACGATCAAATTGAGCAAAACCGCCCAGTACAAGAACCGCGCACCGTTGACAAAGTCTTTGGTCAAGTCCTCCTCGGTCTTGATGTGGCCCCCATTCGGGGACGCCGCCGCCCTGGACAAAATACGCGCCTTCAGCGCCGGGTCCATCTCAAACAGCAAGTTGGGCGGGGGGCGATCCCCGTGGTGCTCAAATCGGCAAATCTCCGAAGCCCGACTGGCCCTTGGCGTCATGATCAAGACATTCTCCTTGCGCTCATATGTCGTGACCAATACCGCCCCGATCCGCGTGCGACGGACCACGGCAAACTTCTCAAACGGCATCAACAGATCTTTAGGCAGCCACGCATCATGCATCGGCTCCGGCAAATGGTGTTCGGCGGCCCGCGCAGCTACCTCCCGCTCCGTCTGGCCCCCGTCAAACGCATCCACGTCAAACCAGACGTAGCTGTTCACGTCAAACGGGAACTTCATGCCGTCCAGGATGTTGGGTGTCATAACCGCCCCTTCAAAGAAAAACCCATGCTGTACAGCACCTCCTTGAGCTCGTTCAAAGACTTGCGCCCAAAGTTCGGCAACCGCAACAACTGATTTTCTGTCCAGCAACATACCTGCTCCGCCGTCTCTATCTGCTCCGCCTTCAAGCAGTTGATCGTGCGCACCGTCATCAAATGCGCAGGCAACGCGGTCCCCGGCTCACCGACCAAGTGCGCATGCGGAAGTTTGGCCTGCTGCGCATACGAAAAACCAAACGAAGACGTCTGCAACCTGACCCTCTCAAGCTCCAGCATCTCAAACACGAACGGCGGATCCGCCGACTCATTCGCATCCATCAGCGTCTCCACAACGTGCCGAGCCAACATGCCATCCTCATACACACGCTTGTAAACGCCAGACTCCTCGCCCCGCTTCCAATGAATTACCCAAACAGTCCTGCTCATAATTGCCCCGCATCCAAAAATTCTTCCTGCGTGCGCTCATCCATCTGCGCAAACGTCTCGAAATGGTTTTCACCACAACAGCCAAAACTGATCTGCTGCGACCCGCAGTAACAGCAATACGCCGTACCATCCGCCAACAACTCCTGGCGCAACTCTTCCCGTGTCATCTGCCCACTCATTGCGAATCCCTCCAGTCCACGTAACGGTCATACCCATCATTCCAGGCATCGTCCTCAGCCTGCCCCTCCTCCCGCTCAACCACCCACTCCTCAATCTCTTGAACCAGACTGAGCAGCAACACCGGAGCAATGTCCACGTCCGATCCAGGCAAATACACATGGCACAAGGTCCACGTGGCCGGATAGTCCGGCTCCAACTGCAAACCAGTGCCCGCCTCCCGAGAACCACGCTCCGCGGCCTCGTATTCAAACCAGCACGTCAACTCCACACCCAAATCGTCGCAGTCATACTGCATGGCCACCAAGCCCTCTTTGCTGTGATCACTCATTTGCTTTCTCCTTTCTTACAAATCAATCTTTGAACGCATACAAGATGGTCCAGACAATCGTGCTGAAATTGGCCGCCGCCAACGAAAGATTGCGGTCCCACAAGGCAAAGCCCATCGCCATCGCCGACATCAGGCCAGCAATCAAAGCAAGCACCCTCATGACTGCTCTCCTGTTGCTTTGGCAATAGCGGCGCGGGCGTCGTGAAGTGCGGCACCGTAGGCGACGACATCGCCCGCAGTCGTCACTGCCTTCAACGCTTCCAGAAGGTCAGGCGCGGCGGCGATCAGCCTCCAGTCGGCGTCACTTTCTGGACACCACGGGTAGTACTGGGTGTCGCACATCAAGGGCTCCCCATTTGCCCTAATCACCCGGCAATCCCCCATGCCGCCCTCTTCAGTCGTGAGCTCCCACGGCCCCGGTGTGTGCTTGCTCATTTGTGTCTCCAAAGTGACAGGGAAGAAAGCGCCGCAACCAGCCGCTCGGACCAAGTTGTACGGATCGAGGACCGCGGACCGAGCAACGCGGTCTGCAAGTCGTACATGTCAGAATCCAGTAAGTCACGCTGGTACCAGACATAGGCATACCCAATCCGAACCTTCCCGTTGTCGTACGGAGGCACCAGGCGAGACATACGAGGCCCCTGGGAGGCTTTTTTCTGGTCAGTGAACATGGACGGGCTCCAGACTGTCAAAAGCGGCTCCTACGCCCTCCAGGAGGGTCCCACGCGGCATGTCCATCGACTTGGCCAACGCAGAGACCGCCAACGTCATCGTCACAAAAGCCTCGAACGGTCGACCGTGCGCCGCGACCTGCGCCCTCAAAAGATCCTGAGCCCGCTTCATGGACTCATCCACCATGGCATTTACTGCCGCTTCTTCCTGCTGCTCTGATTGCGTTCCCATTGCGCTATCCTTTCTGATGTTTACGGTTTGGGTGCACCCAGTATAAGCGATGCTTGTTTTTTACGTCAAGTACAATTTGTTGATGGAAATATTAGGGGTAACCCTGAGGCGAGGACCGCGGACCGGGGATTTTGTCAGGTGCGTGTAAGCTCTTATAGGGAACTAGGGGTCATGTATATACTCACAACTTGATATCACCCTAAAAACTTGATTTTTGGCGTAAGTAGGAGTATTGTCAGAGGAGAGAATGGTCCTTACGTCTGTGAAACAGAGTGTGATGACCAGCGATGTATAGTAATTTTCCTGGGATGCGCGCGCGACAAATTTTTTTATTTTTGAAATCTTAGTCGTCGCCAAATTCCTTATATACCTCCCCAAAAACACATAAGGAGCCCGTTTGATATGCTGAAGGAATATAAAGAGGCAGGGCTGCCGTTTTTGCCTGACAAGGCTGTTGTCTCGGTCAATGGCCGGTTCAAGTACCCTTTCGCGGACCTCAAGGTAGGGGACTACTTCCTGGTGGTCCTGCAAGATGCTGCCCACAGCGCCTGGGTATCGGCTAAGCACCATGCCAAGGTCAACCCAGGCAAGAAGTTCATCAAAGTTCGGGTCGATGATGGGTGGCGGATATACCGCACGGCTTGACCTTTTGCGGTGCTTTGGCTACATTCGCTGCAACTGATTACAAGAGGTTCGCATGTTGCAAATTGAGAGCGGAGTAGCCATACCGGCGGATCGAATGAAGTACCCGTTCCGGGACATGATGGTCGGGGATTCGATCCTGTTCAAAGATCGCAAAATGGCCAACAGCGCCCGGGTGTCTGGCCTGCGGTTTGTTCGCCTGCATCAGCCCCGCTGGAAGTTCCAGCTGCGCAAGGTCGAGGACGGCTGGCGCCTGTGGAGGGTCGCATGACCAAGAGGGACGTCTGGAATGTCCCCCCGGTCATTGCCAACAAGGCGCAAAAGCGCATGGCGGGCGAGGTTGCGCCTTTGCGCAAGCAAAAAGTCCTGAATGCCAAAGAGTGGAAGTTCGTGACCGAGCTCGTGAGCGGCGATGGTCGGGTGACTCTGAAAGAGGCGGCGATTCGCGCAGGGTACAAACCGACCAGCGCTTCGGTCATGGCCTGGAAGTTGACGAACCCCGAGGTGAGCCCGCACGTGGTTGCGGCCATCCAGGCCTATCGGGCAGAGCTGAACAGCAAATACAACACCAGCTACGAGCGGCACATGCGGGACCTGCAGCTGATCCGGGACAAAGCCCTGGAAGCCGGGGCCTTTGCTGCTGCGGTGCAAGCTGAGTATCGGCGCGGGCAAGCCCTGGGCACCATCTATGTCGATCGCAAGGAAATCAGGCACGGCACAATCGACAGCATGAGCAAGGAAGAAGTCCAGCGAAAACTGGACGAGCTCAAAGCCCTGTACGGCGGTCCCCCGCCGACTGCCTTGATCGATGCCGATACCGGCACCGTCATCGAAAGTGTCGCCCGTGAAAAAGACCCCGTTTTTGTCCCTCCAGTGGCAGAACCTCCGCCCGATATTTTTGAACGGGACAACGATATGGGACCCGACGACAATGGCGACGCCTGAAGCCGCCTTTGCTGCTCGCGTGCGCGATGGACTTCGCCCCTTTGGGATCGACACCGAGAGAATTGAAAACCGCGTGAACCTGGGCGTGTCCGACATGTTGGTCGGCGCGGGTGATCGCTTTGTCACCATCGAGCTCAAGGCGGTCGCTTCTGGCCTAAGGGTCGCGCTTCGCCCGCACCAGGTCGCTTTCTTGACGCGGCACGCTATGGCCGGTCGCCCTTGCTTCGTGCTCGTGCATTATGTCGGCACGGTCGCAAAGCCTGGCCGGGTGTATTTGTACGGTGGGCACCAGGCGGTGGCCTTGCTTGCTGAAGGCCTGCGCCTTGAGCCCTTGCGATCCTGGCCGAACAGGGGCATGCCCTGGGCGGAGCTGGCCGATATACTGACCGGGAAAACCCCGATAAAATAATTTGCGCCGCTATTGATTCGGTGCTATGATATCGGCACCGGATCAGTCCGGCATCACAGAAAGGATAGAGCCATGATCAAGACAATTCGCGTCTCATCGAATAGCAAAACCGGGCCAATTGCCACCACGTACCGCAGCGGGGTACATGACATATATGGCACATGCCCCCGGTCCTGCGCACTGCATCCGAAAAACGAGAGCGGCACGGCGGTGGTCGACCGCGACTATTTGCAAGCTGTCGCGGATGCTGTGCCCCGTAATGGCCAGGCCTGGACGTATTCTCACTTTCCCGCTGAGGCTTTGCCAACACCGGCCCCGGGTAAAACGGTTTTTAATGCGTCGTGCGATAGCAAGGCCGAAGCGCTGCGCACTGTAGAACTTGGCCGCCCGGCTGTATATGCTGCGCCAAAGTCGGAGGAAGCACTGTTCCCCCTGATTTATGGCGGTGTTCAGTTTGTGCGCTGCCCCGCTGAGCTGTCTGAATCGTTCACATGCGCACAGTGTGGCGGTGGCCGCCCATTGTGTGCCCGTGGGGACCGGGATTATGTTGTCGTGTTTGTCGCCCATGGTTCTCAAGCAAAGAAAGTGGGCACTGGAGAGGGCGGATGTTATGCCGCTAATGGCCATACCGCTATCGCCTGGCATGGCACTAGAAAAAACGGCCATGCCAATGACGCCGAAGCTGTCCGGGATTTTGCCCGCTCACTGCCGCCCGGCTCGCTGTTGCGCCACCATGTGGCCGGTGATATCGGGGCGGAGGTGGCTTAATGTTTTTCCTGGCAATTCTCATTTTCCTGGTTCTGTGGTTAATAGTTGACCTATTTGATCGGGAATAGTTGCGCTGTTGAATTTCGGCATATAATTCGTGCACCGGGGCAGTCCCGGCAATTCAGAAAGGATAGAACCATGGCTCATATGATCGACACCACCACCGGCAAAGCCGCTATTGCATTCGCTGGGCAGAAGCCCTGGCATGGCCTGGGGCAAGAGCTGACCCCTGGCGCCTCAATTGAAGAATGGACCCGTCAAGCGGGCCTGGCCTATACGGTCCTGGAATCCCCCGTGCTGTTCAAAACCGAAGCGGCGAGCGAGCCGGAGGAATTCAAGGGCCGCAAAGTGCTGCACCGGTCTGACACCGGCGGGGCCCTGGCCGTAGTATCGGACGGCTACCGCGTAGTTCAGCCCGCGGACGTCATGGCATTTTTTGGCAAGCTGGTGGATATCGGCGGGTTTGAGCTTGAGACTGCTGGCGTGCTGAGTCATGGCCGCCGGGTTTGGGCGCTGGCCAAAGTCAACCAGGGCGCGGACGTGGTGGACGGGGACACCGTGCGCCCTTATGTGCTGCTGGGCACGTCATACGATGGCACCATGGCCACCGTGGCGAAATTCACGAGCATTCGAGTCGTCTGCAATAACACCATTACCGCCGCGCTGAATCGTGAGAATGCATCAGGCACTGTCCGCGTGCTGCATTCGGAGCGATTCGATCCCGACCGCGTGCGCCTGGAGCTGGGCATCGTGGCCGACAACTGGGAGCGCTTTTTAGTGCAGTCCCGCAAGCTGGCCACCGTGCCCATGGCCGCTGCTGAAGCTGACGATTTTGTCACCCAGCTGCTGACGCCTTACCACACCAGCAAAATCCCGCTCGCGGAAACCCGCGGCTATAAGCGCATCATGGACCTGTTCGCTGGCCAGGCTATCGGGTCCGGCATTCCGGGCGTGGCGGGTACCCGCTGGGCCATGCTCAACGCGGTAACGGAGCTGGTCGATCACGAGCGGGGCCGCGGTGCAAATACCCGCATAGAAAGCGCCTGGTTTGGCACTGGTGCAGCGATGAAAAACCGGGCCCTGGAGCTGCTTACAGTTAACTGAATGAGAATTATTCTCATTGTGAGCGATTCTCGAATGAGAATCGTTCGCATGCGGTCCTGGTGGCCGGTTAGCTTCACACAGTGGAAACCAGGCCCCCGGTCCCTGGCGCTTGCGCCTTGAAACGTGGTGCGTGGTGCTTGCGGCGCGGTCCGTGGCGCAAGTGAATGCTCGCTAACATTGTCCCGCGGACCACGGCCCGCGGGTTAGTGGCCGCTAACATGTGGCGGGGGCCCCGGACCGGGGCCCCGGGTTTGTCCTAAGTGTTGCGCGGTTCGCGTGCCGTGCTATAATTAGCGCAACTGGTGCAGGGTGCACCGGTGAAACCAGAAAGGATAGAGTCATGAGCTGCTTTGTTGTCCCTGATTTTCATATTGATGCG